TGATGATGACAATGACGACGATGACGACGATGACGACGACGACGACGATGACGATGGTGATGGCGATGGTGACGGTGATGGTGACGATGACGACGATGGCGACGGCGATGGCGACGGCGACGGCGATGGTGATGGTGATGGTGATGGTGATGGTGATGGCGATGGCGACGGCGATGGCGATGGAATTGGAGATGGTATTGGGACCGGATTACTTGCTAGCACAACACCTACTTTTGCTAAAGCACAGCCTTTCATGACAAATATAGATTATGTTTCTCCACAGTTACAGCCTTTAATTTTACCTCAGCCAATACAACCAATGCGCTTACCAAGTGCTAATGATCTTGCAGCAGGTATGCTTACAAATATGTTCCTAAATAGGAAAAAGGTATGACTTATTTAAATTTAGTAAACAACGTATTGCGTAGATTGCGAGAAGAAGAAGTTAGTTCTGTTTCTTCTAGTACTTATGGTAAAATGGTAGGGGACTTCGTAAACGACGCAAAGCGAATGGTAGAAGATGCGTGGGACTGGTCAGCACTTAGAACTACCCTAACGATTACTACTACTTCTGACATCTTTAATTACGTTCTTACTGGAAGCGAAAACAGAATCAAAGCACTTAATGTAATTAACGACACAGCTAATTTGTTCATGGAGTACAAGACAGCTACGTTCTTTGACGAAGCTTACTTGATCTCTGAGCCACGCACAGGAGCGCCTACGTACTACACGTACAACGGTGTAGACAGCAGCGGTGACACTCAGATTGACGTTTACCCTACTCCGGACAAAGAGTACACCATTCGTTTTAACTGTGTCAAAAGACAAGCCGATTTGTCAGCAGACTCAGACGAACTGACAGTGCCTTCAATGCCTGTAATTCACATGGCAATTGCTATGTTGGCCCGTGAACGTGGTGAAACAGGCGGTACGTCTACTCCTGAGTACTTTGCTATTGCTGACAGATACTTGTCTGATGCCATTGCACTAGACGCTCAAAAGCATCCAGAAGAAGTAATCTTCTATACGCCGTGAGGTAGCTATGGCTCAACCATTACAAAGCATCAATCTTGTCGCTCCAGCCTTTAAGGGAATCAACACAGAAGATTCTCCGCTGGCACAAGACCCTTCGTTTGCCGACATTGCTGACAATGCAGTGATTGACAAACGTGGGCGTATTGCGTCACGTAAAGGCTACAGTGTTTTAACAACAGACAAAACTGTGCTAGGTACTGCTAAGATCAGAAGCATTAAAGAGTTTGAAGACAGCAGCGGTAATCGCAAGATCTTTTCTGTGGGTAACAACAAGATCATTAGCGGTACAACAACACTAGTTGACGAAACTCCCGGCAGTTACACAATTACTGCTGACAACTGGAAGATGGTAAACTTTAACAATAAGATTTACTTTTTTCAACGTGGGTACGAACCACTTGTTTATGACAACGCTGGTGCAGCTGTAGTTAAACTTAGCACTGTCAGTGGTGCTGCTGGTGTTGCTTCTACTATGTACGGTAATGAGGTCATATCAGCCTATGGTCGTCTTTGGACTGCGGACTTTAGCAATGACAAGTCTACTATCTACTGGTCAGACCTATTAATCGGACATGACTGGTCTGGCGGTACTAGCGGATCTATTGACGTATCTAAAGTATGGCCTGATGGTTATGACGAGATTGTTGCACTGGCAGCACACAACGGTCTACTAATTATCTTTGGTAAGCACAGCATTATTGCTTACTCTGGCGCAGAAGCTCCGGCAACTATGGTGTTAGCAGACACGGTAGCAGGAGTAGGTTGCGTAGACAGAGACACTGTGCAGCACACTGGTACAGACGTGTTGTTCTTGTCACACACTGGTCTAAAAAGCTTTGGTAGAACAATACAAGAAAAGTCAATGCCTATCAGCAGTCTTTCAGGTAACGTAACAAAAGACATCATCGCACTGCTACAGAATGAATCAGAGTTTTATAGAACTGTTTATAGCCCAGAAGAAGGCTTCTACTTAATAACCTTTACGTCACAAGATTCTACGTTTTGTTTTGACGTAAGAGGCACATTGGAAAACGGTGCGTACCGTGTAACACGCTGGCCCGGCACTGGTTTTACTGCTTACGCTAGAAAAGAAGACGGAACACTTTTGATTGGCAACGGCAACGGCATTAGTGAGTACACTGGAAATGATGACAATGGTGAGTCTTTCCGTTTCAAGTACTACAGCCCCGGTTTGACCTTTGGCGATCCTTCAAGGCTAAAGATTCTTAAAAAGCTCAGACCTACTATTGTTGGAGCTAACAGTGCTGTTTTGTTTCTTAAGTGGGCTTATGACTTTGATACGTTTTTTCAAACAGCAGAGTTTACTGTAGGTAATCAGGTAACAGGTTACTACAACGAAAGTGAATACAATACAACTGTAGAGTTTACTGGTGGAGACCTTACGTCACGCCGTGGTATTAACACTACAGGTGGTGGTGGAGTTATAACTATTGGGTTGGAAGCAGACATTGACGGTTCTGGTTTGTCTCTCCAAGAGATCAACGTATTAGCACTAATGGGTAAAGTACTATGAGTAACTATACAAAGACTACTGACTTTGCCGCTAAGGACAGTCTACCTTCCGGTGACAGCGGTAAAATCATTAAGGGCGCTGAGTTTGAAACAGAGTTCGACGCTATATCAACAGCTATCGCTACAAAGGCAGACATTGCTTCGCCTACCTTTACAGGTACTGTGACAATTCCTGCGTTGACTTTTACAGGTACGCTGTCAACAGGAACAATTGACGGAGGTACGTACTGATGTTTACGCTTAGAAACAACGCGGGACAGACGCAAGGAAGTTTTAGTACATTAGCCGAAGCCACTGACTTTTTAAGAAACAATCCTGATTTAATAAACCAAGGGTTCCGTGAATTTGACGCTTCCACATTAAGTGGCGGTGATGAAACAGGCGGCGGCACACAACAACCCGATGTTCCTTTAACAACAATGGATCGCTTATACAACTTTTTAACAGGCTCCGGAGGCAGAAGCCTTGCTGGTATTGGTCTTCTTACAGGAGCTTATGAAAAATTAGGTGGTATCGGCGAGCGCGGACTGGAGTTAGGTGACCAGCTTGCAGCGCAACAAATGGCGCAGGCTACGTTTCGTCCTTATACTATTGCTACTGCTACTGGCGGTGAGTTTGGAACTGAACTAACTCCTGTTCAAAGAACGTATACTGATCCCGTCACAGGAGAAGAAAAGAGCATTACAGAAGAACGACTCAGTACCACACTGGAGTTGTCTCCTGAAGAGTTGGCTATACAAAGTGGGCTGTTGGGACGTGTTGGACGCATGTTTGGTCCTACTCCGGGCGCTGCTCAGTTGCAACAAGCAGGTCTAGGCGCTGTAGGTAGGGGTCAACAGTTGATGGCTACTCCTACTTTTGGAATTGATCCTACAAGAGCCGCAGCTGAACAAGCCTTTGGCCTTGGTGGTAGATTTATGACTGACGCTGAAGCACAGCCTGCAGACATTAATGTTTTGCGTGGACAGTTTGCAGAACAAGTACCCGGTCTTTTAACTCAAGAGCCTAGTGCTGGTATTGGTTCACTTGGACAACAAGCGTTAGACCTTAGCCGCCAACGTCTTGGTCTAGGTGAAGTTGGTGTTTTAGGCGGACCTGTAACTGACGTGACTCGTACTTTTGAGGGCATACGTCCCCCTGATGTTCGCACAGGTGCGGGTATGTTAGCAGGAGAGGCTATAGGTGCTGGCGCTGCTGAAAGAAGTAGAATAATTCCAGACATTAGTCAAACTTTCGCTGGTATACGTCCTCCTGATGTTCGCACAGGTGCAGGAGCGTTAGGCGCTAGAGGTTTAGAGTTAGGAATGGCTGGTCTCGACTCTACTGCTCCTTCTGACGTAGAAGCCTTACGTAGGCAGTATGGCGGTCTTGCAGGACAGGCGGCTGCAGATGTATTACGACCTACAAGCGCACGAGAAGCAGAAGTTTTTGAGCGTATCAGAGCTACACAACGCCCTGAAGAGGAACGTCAGCGTCTTGCTTTAGAAGAGCGTCTAGCTGCACAGGGACGCCTTGGCGTGCGTTCAGCAGCCTTCGGTGGTGCTACTCCTGAACAGCTTGCGTTGGCTACAGCACAAGAAGAGGCGCAAGACAGAGCATCTCTTGCGGCCATTCAACAAGCTCAAGCAGAACGTCAGCGGGCTTTGGGTGAGGCTCAGGCATTCGGTGGGTTGTTCACAGGTCAAGCAGGATTGTCAAGTCAGTTGCAATCTCAGGCACAACAACGGGCAGCACAGCTGTCGCAACTTGGGTTGTCAGCAGAGCAAGTACAATCTCAAATGAACGCTGAAGGTTTTGGAAGACAACTGCAGCTGGGTCAAGCTGGTATTCAAGCTGCTCAGGCTCAGTCAGCGTTGCGTTCACAAGCACAACAACGAGCAAACGAACTGTCTCGACTTGGACTATCTTCAGAGCAGGTACAGGCTCAGTTGGATGCAGAAGGCTTTGGTCGTCAAATGCAGTTGGCAGGGGCAGGTCTACAGGCGCAACAGGCACAGTCTGCTTTGGAGTCTCAATCACAACAACGAGCTACCCAGCTTGCACAGCTTGGCTTGTCTGCAGAACAAATCGAGTCACAACTACAGTCAGAAGGTCTTGGAAGGGCTACTACTGCTGCTGGACAAACTGCTCAGTTGGCACAGCTTGCGGGAGGTCTTCAGGCTCAACAGGCAGGATTGGGCGCACAGTTTGCTGGCTTAGGTGCAAATCTAGCACAACAAAGACAAGCACTGAACACAGCACGTCAGGCACAGGCACTACAGGCAATGCAAGCAGGTCAAGGTCTCTTAGGAGGCGGTATTGGTCTGCAAGGCGCACGTCAGCAGTTAGGTCTGCAGGCTCTTGGTGGGGCTTACATGCCACAACAGCAGTTGTTAAGTGCGCTGTCTCCCGGACAAACTGCAGCGGCTCAAGCACAACAAGCACAGCTGTACGGTACAGGACTCTTTGGTGAAGCAACTGCTTCTGGTATTGATGCCTTGTTGGGTGCAGGTCTTGGACAGGCTAACCTTATTGGAACGGCTGGCTCAGGTCTTTTAAGCGGAGGTACAAGCCCTAGTGGTGCTGGAACTGGAGAAGGGGTTTTAGGTACTGGTAAAGGGTTTAGTGAGTTTTTGGACGATGTAATTGGACTAGACCCCAACGGAGGAGGTTTATTCCGTATCTTTAAGCGGGAAGGAGGCTGATAATGGCACGTTTTGGTAGAGATTTTGTAAGAGCAGCAACACAGCCTGCTTACATGAAGGGGTTGTTTACTGCTGCTCAAAATATAGGTGCTGCTCCTGCACGCCGTGCTGCTGCACAGGAACAACAAGCGATAAAAGACAAGCTTGCTAGTTTTGATCCTAATACTGTAGCAGGGCTTCAAGGTTTGGCTCAGTTTTATCAACAGCAGGGAGACGTAAACAACGCAGCTAAACTTGCTTCTGCTGCTAGAGACTTAGCGGCTCAAGAGGCAAGCGCAAAAGCCTTGTCTAATAGAAAAGCACAAATCAAAACCCAAGCTGAAAACCTAGGTCTTGACAATCTAGCAGTACAGATTGAAAACGTGACTGACCCTAAGGAACTTGGTGACCTTGTAGGCACTATGATTGATTATCGCCTCAAGAATATGCCAACGCAAACACCAGCACAACGTCGGCAGTTGGCTAGACAGCGAGGCATTAGTGACAAGTTATTTAACGAACTTGAACTAGGAAAAGCGCCTGACCAAGTGTTTAACGATGTCCTTACGGGTCAACGTGGTGGTGACATTGAGTTCTTCTTGAAGGACGGTGAAGTACTGCCTTTCCGTACAGAGGGAGGACAGGTGTACGACAGAGAAAACAACACGTGGGTTTCTGCCCAACAGATGGGTTTACGTAAGGCCCCGCCTGAAGTACAAAAGATTGAAAACATCGGCAGCACAATGGCAGAAAAGATTATGGGAGAAGGAGTAGCTAATCTCTCGTCTGGACGTGAGGCTGCAAATAAAGCTGTAGTTTCTATTGAGTCTATTGATACGTCTCTTGACAACCTTGACAATATGTTTACAGGCTACGGGGCTACCTTTAGAATGGACGTTGCTAGAGCAGCACGAGTAGCGGGCATTGATTTAGCAGAGGTAGATCAGATAGAAAACACAGAGCAGTACGCTTCACTAGCAGGTGCGCGTGTTGCTGACTACATTACCAACTTAGGTGCTGGTACAGGTTTGTCAGATAAAGATAGAGAGTTTGCAGAGAAAGTAGTAGCAGGCGACATTGGAATGAGTCCCGAAACTATGCGTAGACTTTTGACTATTATACGAAAGCAAAACGTAAGAACTATTGATCAGTACAATACCCTTAGAGACAGTGTAGAAGAAAAACTCACAGGAAAAGAAAAAGCAGCTATGGCTTTCTTTCCTCTGGTTGACATGCCTCCTATGCGGGTTGAACCTGAAGTCGCACCCACAGGTACTTTTGAGCCTGTGCCGGAATTGTCTCCGGAAGCTAACGCATATTTACGACAAGCAGCACAATAGTAAGAGGCATTTATGCAGATTACACAACAGCAGTACCAACAGGCTATTAAGGCTGCTTTGGCGGCAGGGGATCAATCAGCAGCACAAGAGTTAGCTCAAGCTGCTGCAGATCTTTATGGTCCTCCTTCTACTACTTCTCCTGTACTTAGTGGGTTTGAACCTGAAATGGCTGCACGAGAAACGCTCAGGGGAGAACTGGATCGTTTTCGTCCTGAAGTGTCTCGTAGATCACAGATCATCATGGGAGACGATCCTAGCTTGCTACGGCAACTCTATCAAGCACCAGAGTTGGCCCTCATTGGAGGCTCTCAGGCAGCTAGAGCAGGCGGCGCAACATTGACTACCTACATTAGCTCTTGGATTCCTAATTCAGTTAAGGAAGGAGCAGAAGCAGCTTACGAAAGAATCAAGGACACCGACGCTTTCCGACTAGCGGCTCAAGCAGCTTCTTTGGGTGACGCAGCGTACCAAGCATTCAAAGAGCGTATGCCAGAAGCAGCGGAGCGTTTTGAGTCAACCGTGGACGTTGGCCTGTTGTTCAGCCCTAGACCAGACATACCTAGGCTAGACATTGCTCAAAAAGGCGCACAAAAAGAAGCTGCAAGACGTATCAGAGACAACAAGAAGGACGGTGTTACGCTTCTGCTAGAACCTGTGACTCCAGAGATGCGAGACGTGTTTGAAGAAAGAGGCGTCTTGCGTACAAAAACATGGGAGCCTAGTGAGTTTGACAACCTAGTCATTGACACCGTGACTAACATGAAAGGCGTAAAACCAAACCGATCGTACACCTATAACTATAGACAAGTACAGAAAGAAGTTGAAGCAGCTAAACAAACGACTGACAAAATCATCACTGCTCAGAATAAGCCTATCGACTCTGATAAGTTTCTGGAGGACATGCAGGGGGCTATTGATGAAGTCTTAAGTGACGACATTGTTCGCATAGCCACTGGAGACATACAAAAGCAGCTTACTGAGTTGTCAGAGATTGTCCTTGAGTCAGTACAAACCAGAGGTTCAGATCTTGTGGGTGTACTAGAGGTTCGACGTAAGTTTGACGACCTAATCAACAACTTTGACGGAACACCTAGTGCTAAGTCCATTGCTGCCCGTAAGATCCGTGGTGTGTTAAACGACACGCTCAAGGCCAACACCCGTGGAGATCAACTGCATAACCTATTGACTAAACAGTTCCATGGTATCACCGCCATGGAAGACATGTTGCCTAAGCGAAACTCAGAGTCCAGAGACCTTGTTAGTCGTGCCGTACGTAATCTTAAGGCTGTTGACTTATTGCCAAACACTGTTCTAGCCTTGGGCGCTACAGGAACTGCGGGCTTAGGGGCCTTAGGAGGCGCTGTGCCAGCAACAGCAGCAGGGGTTCTTGGTGCTACAGTGTACGCTGGAGTTCAAGCCATGAAGCCTAGAAACAGAGCTAGAATATACGCAAGTATGCTTTCTGCTATTGACAAAGCCATTCCCCTTACCAAAGGCACTGCCCTAAAAGAACTAGAGATGGACCGCCTACTTCTGGTAGATCTTATTGACGAAACTCGTGAAGAGATAAAGGAAGAAGAGAGTGAGTGATTTTCAGAAGAAAAGGGAAGAGTATGCAGCAATACGCAAAGGGGCTTCTAGAGTAAGGTCTACAGCACAAACCTACAGGCAGCAGGCTACTTCTGCTTTTCTTAATCCTGCTGTTGAAAACCCTTTTGGTACTGCTCCTGTTCGCGTAGAACGAATGAGGGGAGGACCTAATGCTTTTGGTCCCGTAGAAACAACCACAGTTGACGCTATGGCTCCTCTTAACTTTGCTGCCGAAGAGTTGACTACCCCTGCTAACTACGTCCCTGTGGGTGGTCTTAGGATGATGCGTAGGGGCGCTCAAATTACACAAGAGGCTCTTCCTAACTTAAACAGGGCGCAGCAAAACGCTGGATTGTTCTTGAGTTCCCCTAGGAACTTGATTAGAAACTTTTACGGCCCTACTGACATACCTGAAGACGCTGTGCCTAATATGGTTGACAGGTATATAGCCAGAGATCCACAAGCGTTTGCCAATAAGGTCAGAAGAATACCTAAAATTGGTCCCATGGTGGCAAACACTGTTAAAGACGCTAGAAACGCTGAAGAAGTCATGCAAGGCAGGATCAGGACACAAGACTTTTTAAACTGGGCTGGAGAAGGAACACGAGAAGGTTTGTTTAATCTAATGAATCCTGACGCACGTGCTTTGTACTATAGCACAGGCGTTAACCCTACAACTATAAGAGTAGCGCAAGAAGCGATAGGAGGAGAGCAGAGAGATCTAGCTAAAGCGATCGCCCAAGGACAACAAAACATTATTACCAATACCCGTTTAGGTAGACAAGGACTTGTTGATCCTACGCTTGACACAGTAGACCGAATTAGTTACATGTCTGACACTGTAACCTTCCGTCCCGGTGTTTACTCTGACTTGGTGAATCAAGTAGGTGCTAGAAACAACACACCTCAGAGAGACCTTGACTTTTTTGAAGAACACATGGGCAACGTCTGGAAGGTAGGTAAGGGAGAAAAAGCAGAGAGATTTGCCGATGCAGCATCTCCTGTGATAAATGTAAAAACTCCTACTACTTTTCAAACAGGAAACCATGCGTTTGACTTTGCACACAAAGGGCCTATACGCACGTTTGCTACTTTATTTAAAAACAAAAAGAACGTAAGTAACGAAGAAATGCTTGAGAAGTTTAAGTCTAGTCCTAAACTTACGTTACATCCTAAGATGGGTAAAACAGACAAAGAAATACTTGCTAACGCAAAAGCAAACGGAGGTTTCTACTTCACTGGATCAATGGTTGGTACAGGTATTACAGAAGGCGGTGTAAACTATGTAGGTAAAATAACTCCCAGAGGAAGAATCACTGCGGTTGTGTCTGACGAAAATAACTTTCTTGAGAATGTTCCTGTTGTAGGTAAAGCAGTAGAAACAGCGTTGCCTAACCGCATTGTAAACGCCACGCCCCCTATGATCTTTGATGCTTCAAGTGACAACGCAATGGCCCTAGCAAGGACAGTTGAAGTCCCCGCAAAGGACGAAATGTCACAAAGCTATACAGAGCTAGTAAAAGCAGTAGCAGGGATAAGAGCAAACCCTCAAGTCCAAAAAGGTGAGCGCCTAAGCTCTGCTGGCATGTTAACCACAGGCGGTGGACTTCTGGCTAGAGGACAACAAGAGGAAGACTAGAGACGCTCTAGCACCCACTTTAGGCCCATGATCTCACCTCTAATCTCGTTGTTGCGAGCAGCAGGTATGGACTTGGTTAGTTTGTTCTCAAGTACTTTTATGCGTACTTCGATGTCACGTTTGATGTTCATAAACACACCTCGTTAAAAAAGGGGCCGAAGCCCCATAAGTTACAACTCGCAGTTGTTACCGGTGCAGGCTAACTGCTGAGACCCTTCCGTCATGTCAGAGTTTTCTGAGATTGTCCAGTCGATGGACTCAGGAAACTCCTTCTTCAGCTTCTCATAGGTCTCTAAGTCTACGGGTTCGTAAGGAGCCTGTTGATACGTATGTTCGGAATAAGGAAGAAAACTAACTCCACTTATCTTGTCGAACTTATTGTACAACCATTGGCCTACCTCAAGAAATTCATCGTCACGGTAGTAGCATGTCATGGACGGCTTATGCTCACACCAGTAGTCCTGATAAATCTCCCATAGCTCAAGTTGTTCCATAGCACCCATCTCAGAGGCCACCACAGCCCCGTCAGGGGATTTTATAGGGAAGGAGAATACCTTGGTAGTAGGTGACATTACATCGTCCTCTACAGGCACTCCTGCGGCTTCTAAGACTTGGCAGAGGGGGTCTCTTGAGTCCGCTCTAACTCGTCTAATGTACTGATCTGCGTATCTAGGATGGATACCACTTGCAGAATCAACCAGCTGACTAACAGTGCCGGAAGGCTTAACAGCAGTAATGGCAGTACTAACATTAATACCAAGACGGCCAGCCCATTCTGCATTAGTTTTAACCGCTTCCTCTTTGAGTTCAGTAAGCCAAGTCTTGAGAACACCTTTGTCTCTCCTTCCTGATAAAGTCGGGTGATCCATAATACCTGTCAAAGAAACTCCCAACAGTGCTTCTTCTTCTGTATTATTCTGCCAAACCTTCCTCAGGTACCTAAAGTTTGTGAGGGTAGCCTGTAGAGTTCCAAGGATAGTCGCAACACGTACTTTCCGTTTGAGGTCTGACAACGTATCGGTTGCCCTGACAACAACTTCTGATAAGTTACAGAACTGGTAGGGTCGAAGGATAATTTCGGAGCATGGATTAGTTCCAAAGTCATGGGTAGCATCTCTTCGGTCGTTTCTTGCAGCTTGTTTTTGACTTGCAACCCTAGAGAACATACCTCGTTCTCCTGAACGGGACTCGTATAAACTTTTCCACTCATCTAAAAATGCCTCAAAATCTGGCTTCTCTGTATAACATGCGCTGTTGTTGGCTAGTCCACGTTGTGGATTGTCTTGCCACCACTGTCCTGACTTGCAGCGTCTAAGTCTATCGTCGGTAAGATTAGACAGACTGATGAGAGCGGACCTGCGTACACCTCCGACGACGACGATCTGTGCAATCTTACAGCAGAGATCATGGCATTCGATGGAGCTAAGTTTACGTCCAGCAGCTTCCCGAAAGACGCTGACTGTGAAGTTGAACAGATCGACAAGAGGTTCTGGACCAGACGCTCGACCTCCAAAAGTCTTAAGGGTTGCCCCTGCAGGTCGTACTCTAGAGATGTCCCATTTTGGAACTTGACCTGAATAGAGCAGACTGATAAGTTCTCTGTAAGCCTTAGCCCATCCAATTTTGCTGTCAGCGACGTGTATAATGGTATCTGTGGCATGAAAGTCCTCCGCTACCTCTGGCAGCTTGCTGATGTACTGTCGTTCTACGCTAAAGCCTACGCCTGTGCCGCACATAAGTACGTACATCATCTCGTCAAAAGCTTTAGGGTGATCAATAGGCATGTAGGAGCAGTTGAAGCCAGCTACGTTGTCACGGTCCAGTGCCTCACCAGCAGTCATAAGCGCCCGCATGGAAGGCATTACGTCCAGATCGTGAATGTCTTTGAAGATACCATTAGCTTCCTCAAGAGTAAGTTTATCTTTTTCAATCCAGAAGTTTAGGTATCTGTCGATTGTTTCTTCCCACGTTTCACGGCGCTGTTCCTCTGGTAGGTAACGAGCGTACCGTGACTTGTGAATGTATTGTTGATATGCGTCCATTAATTTTCCTCTTCAAAATATCTTTTGCAAAATACTTCCGTCACTTCTTCGTCTACACAGATCAAAGCGCCGTACATAGGTATGCACCTTTCTTTTACAAGCGTGTACGAACCATATTCAGCACAGATTCTTGTATCAGGCTCAGTCACGCATCCAGACAGTAGAAGCAGCAGAAGTAGTCGTTTCACTGGTCCATTTCCTTTATAAGCCTTTCGATGTACCAACGGCATTTGCGTAGGTCCTCTACAGGCTTACCCTTGTAGTCATAGCGCCAGAGGTACTTCAGTGCGTTACCCTTGAGATAACCCTTGAACTCTTGTTCAGGCATGGACGCTTTGATTGCTTCGATGGCTTCGATTGCTCCTTTGTTGTAGTGGTCGGGTTGGTCTACAGGGTCTACCTTCTTCTGCTTCTTCAGTATGGAAATACCGTCCCATTCAGCAGGAGTCGCGTCATCAATACTCATTCTCTTCTTCCTCTAGCTCTTGTTCAAACACATCCAGTCTGTTGATTAACTTGTCCTCAAACCTTTCCAGCATTTCTTCTGAGGTTATCTGTAGGGCCTCCAGCAGGTCATCTGGGTCAAAGGTTTTCAAGAGGCGCTCCTTAACTTCCTCTAGTGTTAGCGACATAGTCAATCAACTCCTGTAGTGTCTCTATAGTATACCATAAAATGTTCTCTTTGTCACACCATTCTGACATAGTCATTTTGGCACCTTTTCGTATTTTCTTATTGGGCTGCATCAGTACGAAGACAAGCTCCTGTTCTTTGGGCAGACTGTCTCTGATACTGGTGTACTTCTTGGTGTCTCCGTCCCTGAAGTATCCTTTACACTCCACGAGAACACCAGAGGCGCTATGAACAAAATCAGGACGATAACTGCGCTGAATAGTGTAGGGGACGGTGAAGGGTTCATAGTCAAAACCTTTTAGTAGTTTAGAAACGTCTTCTTCAAATGTGCTACGAAAGCGTGATCTCCGGGACTTTCGGCTCATTAATAACCTCCGTTAAATATCTTGGACCTGAAGAATAGGCGAAGGCGCGTACGGTAGGCCAACATACCTTTTTGTAGGAACAGTAGGAGCATCCGACGGCGAGTTTCTGGTTCCCACTCTTTCCATCG